GTTCTGCTTCCATCATGAGTAAAAGTGACCTGAGCTGGGTTTGTTGTCAAACCGCTAACTCTCCAATATTGACGGTCACTGTTATCATAACGAGCGGCTGCCGTCATCCTATAGGTTCCGTCCTCAGCATGGCCTGCTTGGTTAATAACAGTTATGTAAAGACCAATAAATGTGTATTGGGATCCATACTCAAACGCACCAAATAAGGTTTGCGATCCGTGTTTATTGTCGTGGTCGAAGAACGCAGACCAGGTATAGGCATCAGATAAATTTTGAGGAACCATAGTACTAGGAACTGAATTTAAGGTTCCTGTGTAATCGTTTGTTCCGTCAAACTCCACAAATACACTACCACCAGTTGGCTGAACAACACCATTGTTATAAGTTAAATTATGAGCGCCTGATCCTTGATCAACAAGCTTCGTAGAAGTCGCACCACCAGTCAAAGAAGCGTCGTAATGGTGAACAAGATTGGAAGTTACTATTCCTGACGAAGAAGCAGCGGGAACTGTAACACCAGAAAGTTTTGCTATGCTTGCTTTTGCTACATCATCAATCTTTGCAATGTCTGCCATTTCGATTCCGTTGTTTTTATTGATAGTAGGCATTACGCAAGTTCGATGAAGTCGTTAGAAGGATTGAACCAAATCTGTCCGTTGGTGCTGTCAAGGCAATAGCCAACGACACGTACAATATCGCCAGTGCCTGACGGCGCCGTGGCTGTGATGTCCCCGGCATCAACACCTGACTGTGAAGCGGCACCTACGTATAGCTCGTCACCTATGGTGCCGGGGTCGTGGTCTAGCGTGTACATCCCGCGCAGCAGCATACCATCTGCATCGGGGTCCGCGCCCAATGCAATCGCCAGCAATACGCCACCTGCGGTGCCTGTGGCATCTGCATCAGCCAGTGTCCATCCCCCGGTGCTGTTCAGGTAGTGCAATGCGCCCTGCGTGGTTGAGCCTGAGCCGAGTTTTACAATGTCGCCATTGCTGCTGTGATCCGTTGCCGATGTCTTGGCAAACACAATGTTTTTTGTGTTTGTATCTAAATCACCACCTAGCTGAGGAGTAGTATCCTCAACAACATTAGATATTCCACCTCCACCGCCGCCACCCGCTGAAGCCTCTAGGCCAATCTTTCCTGTACTATCATCATAGGTAAGGACGTAATTATCTTGCCCGCTACCTACGCTTTGATCTGCATCAAACTTGAAGTTACCAAGAAGTACGTCTCCAGTTCCGTTTGGCTCTATGTCAATATCGGCGTTAGACGTACTTACGATCTTGTTGCCGTTAACATCAAGGCTTCCACCTAGCTGCGGACTAGTATCCTCTACAACATTTCCAAGACCTCCGCTTGATATCGTGCTAAAACTTAAAGTGCCACTCCCGTTGGTCGTTATTGCCTGCCCGCTAGTACCATCTGAACTAGGAAACGTCAAACCCATAAGGCTTAATGCCCCTTGACCAACCTGTAGTTCTGCTGTCGCAGGAGCACCAGAAGAATCTGATATAGAAAATGTGCCTCCATTAGGATCTATAGTCAGGTTATTACCGTTTTGATCGTAGCTCCTGTTGTTGTCTGCCGTTAAGTTTGTGTTGCCAAGATTGGTGTTCGTATCTATAGTTTGAGCAACCCAGTCTAAGTTGCCGCTGCCGTCAGTCTTTAGCACTTGGTCAGCATCGCCATCATTAGCAGGCAGAGTCAAGGTGTATGTTGCATTTACACTATGAGCAGGGCTTTTAATTGTTATGCCGTGTGAGTTTTGAGCACAGTTAAGTTTAATAGCACCGGGGTTATCGTCCGAACCGCCGCCCACGTTGCCGCGCACTTCTAACAAGCCTGTCCCATTCGCTGCAACTTTTACATTGCCATTGCTTGTTGTGGTGTTGATCTCATTAGCTTGAGTATCAAGGTTCCCTGTTAGTTGTGCACTTGCTGCCATTAAAGCTCCTGCAGCAGCAACGTTTGTAGCATCCGTCACATCTGCACTTGTTTCGATACCCGATAGTTTTGAGGCATCGGCACTTGGGTATGAGTTCTTTGCTGTGTTAGCAGTTATCTCACTTGCTTGCGTTGTTGTAATCGTTGTTGTGTCACCTGCTAAAGCCGTTGTGCTACTTGTGCCTAACTGAAGCAAGGCGGTATTTCCAGCCAGCGCGGTTGTGCTTGTAGTTCCTAACTGCAACAAAGCAGTATCGCCTTCTAAGGCTGTGCCTCCTGACGTACCAAAACCCGGAAACGATGTCTTTGCAGTATTGGCTGTAATAGCATTGGCTTGGTCTGTCGTGATGCCGACCTTCGCTGTATTTGCAGCAACGTTCGTATTGGCTGATACACGCGCCTCTGTGTAGTACAGGTTGCTCGTGCCTTCACTAAGCGCGTCAGTGGTGGAAGGCGGTGTGGACTGCGCAATAGGTACCCAATAAGCTCCGTTCCACGAAAGTATTGTTCCTGCTGCAGCAGTGCTTACTTGCGTATCGGTTAGTTGATCTAATGTCGTTGCGCCGCTGCTAACATTTGCTGCTTCCCAATTTTCACTGTGGTTATTGTACGCGATGACTTGGCCGTTGCTTACTCCGGTAACGTTTACGTCACTAAGGTCACCAAGCACAGCACCAGTCACTGGTGTGCCCAACGCAATACTTACGTCGTCCCTCTTAATACGAAAGGTAAACGTAAGTACCTGACTGTATCGGCGTGGGTCGTACTCTATGTTAATATCGACGTCGTTGAATTGTATGCTTTCTACATTGACACCGTTGTAAGTTCCGCTTACACGATCTAAAGCGCCGCGCACTTTTTCGCCTACATCAGCAGCTTGATTATAAGTGTCTGCATAACAGATAAATTCAAAACGCACCTCATCAAGTTCTGACGGTCCGTCGTGCGTGTCGTCAGGGTCAACACTTTGTAATTGATAAACAATAAAAGGTGTTGCCGCTTCTTGCTCTGCAATCTCAGGAAAAATGCGAGTTCCCACCAACGTTGTCACGTTGCTGTTGGTGCTCAAAATGCCGTATGCTGCCTTTCCTGTGTTCATTTTGTACGTGTTGAATTTACTTTTTTTGCAATTTCCTTGTGGTACTGCTTGCGCATTTTGTCAAATGCCTTGGGTGCAGCTGCTGTTATAGACTTAAAAAATACGTCCTTGTTGCGGTTGCTGCCCTTTATAAACTGGTCGTCACCTTCTACGATGTTTGCAAACCAGCCGTCACGGTTTACTGAAACGCGGCGCCCTACTCGTGGCCCTACCCAGTACGCGTTTTGTTGGTTGTTGATAAGCCACACCTTAACCGACCTACGCAGTGTTCCGACTGGTATGTCTAATTTGTAAGGCTTGCCAAAAGTGGCACTGCGCTTTGTGTGTCCACGTCGCAAGCGTATTGTTTCACGAGCATCTCGGATGTTGCCAATCATCTCTTTCTTTATCACGTTGCCAGCCGTGCGGTGAATTTTGCGCTGCGTCTTGTTGTCCTTGATGTGCTTGGCAATTTCTTTGAACTGCTTTTCAAGCGGCGCGGTGTGTGCAAATACTGTACGTTTAGCTGGCATTTGTTCCCGTTATTTGACAAAGCAAAACGAGCTGATCGTTGCGACCGACTTCTTCAATGCCTTGAATGTTGTAGTATTTGCCGTCATACAGCACGCGGTCGTCAGCCTTAATCCCTCGGCTGTCGGTACTGCTGCGAATCTTAAAACGCACGCGCTGCACAGGCATGTCATGGTTCGTGCTGATGCGCTCGGTCATACCTTCGCCCGTCTTCATCAGCTCGGCCCATACGGTTATAAGCGTGCTATACGATTGCACGCGCTCGCCGTACGTGTTCGTGCTCGTGGTGTATCGCTCCACCGTAATGCGTCGGTCGCTCTTGCCTATTCTCATCGGTCAGAAATTACGCGGTAAGGATTAAGCAAGCTGTGTATCAAGTTTGGCACTTGGCTTGATATTGTACCCACGACCACAATATTACGATTCTCATAGAAGTGTGCGACCAGCAGCTTGATGGCGTGAATCAAACCGTCAGGCACCTCGGCCTCAAGGTATCCCAACTCCATGGTCACCTGCACGCCGTTGCTTGTGTCAGGGTGCACAGTGGGCGGCGATATGGTGGTGATG